GTGCGGTGAGCCCCGGCGGCCGCGAGGGGAGCAGTAGCCGCCGGCGACGACGGGCATAGCCTGGACGCGGCGCAGCTCGTCATACGCGGGGGCAGACTCGGGCCGGTCGCTGACCCTCGGCATCCAGTCCACCCGGTCATCAATGAGACGACGCACCGGCTCCGCCAGGGCAGGGGCCGGCACGGTGGCGGGGGGCGCTACCTGGGCAGGGGCTGCCTGGACCGTCGCCGCTGGGGGCGCTGCCTGGGCGGGGGCTGCCCGCTGGCTGATCGCTCGATAGCCGGCGATGCCGATGCCAACCGCTGCCAGGCCGGCGACCAGGACGACGATTGCCGAGACGGGGACCGACCGGCTCTGCCTCGTGTGCATCGATGCCGAGCGGTACAGACCAAATACCCGGCGCGGGAGCCGGTACCGTCGTTTGATCGGGGCTGTGCGCCAACCGGACAGCACGTTATCGCACGTCTCCGGCCACTCGTACCACCAGCGCCCCAGCATCCCAACGTCGCGCAGGTGGACGTGTCGGCCGACCAGGTTGCGCACGTTTCGGTGTACCAGGCCGGGCGCCTGGGTGACGATGAGGAAATCCAGGCCACGATGCCGGTGCGTCTCCAGCTCCGCAATGTCTCGCGGGACTGCCTGTCCAGCAGCGCGGGGGCGCCACACACGCTGCACCTCATCGATGACGATCAATGCGCCGTCCGGCACCTGGTCGGGCCACGTGGCCACGTCGTCCAGGACGTGCACCGTCCGACCAGGTAGCGACAGCTCCGGCACGCCGGATGCGTAGATCAGCCGGGCAGGGTCTGTGCCTGCCAGGATATCGACCAGGGCGGCCGTTTTGCCCGCTCCTGGCGCGCCCGTTATCAGCGTGATCACCGTTTGCCTCCGATGGTGTGCAACGCCAGCTGTTTCGTGGCGACCAGGGTAACGGCCGTGGTCAGAGCCCCCGCGATGATCGACATTGCGTCGAACACGCCAGCGAGCGCGAGCACGCCCATCACGTCCGGCGTGAGCCCATTTATCGACGACCTGGCCGCGTCCAGGCCGACGGATACGGCCGCATCGAGCCCTGCATACGTGACTGTCCCGACGCCGAGCGCCGCCAGGACGCGCGAGACAATCGGCCACGAGATCGATGCGAGCCACTCGGCCAGGCCGACCGCCGCTGCTGTTTTGCCTGCCACGTCATGTCCTCCTGGATGCGCCGACGACTATTCCGACGGCCGCCAGCGCCGCGAACGCTACGACTACCGGACGCACGCCGCGCGCCAGGTCGCACACCGGCGACCAGGTGAACGTGACCTCCTGGCCGAGCACGTGCATCACTCGATCGGCGGGGCAGTGGCCGGCCCGGGCGAACCCGTCGGCGGTTTTGAGCGCGACATCGACGGTCCTGTTTTCCAGGTCCTCCGGCTCCAGCTCCTCCAATTTTTTGCAGGCCAGGATCTCCGGGTTTTTTTTGCACAGGTCCCCGGTTTTATCGTCGGGCGTTTTCCCGTCCTCGCCCTCGCCGTCCTTCTTTTTGTCCGGCAGCAACGCGGGGTCTATGGACGGGTCCACTGTCGGATCGGCCGGTTTTTCCCCGGGTTTCTGCCCAGGTTTCGGAACCGCCTGGGGTTTACCGTCTGTCTCGGGTTTCAATTTGTCGCGCGGCGACTCTACCGGCACGTTGATCGGTTTCACGTCCACGCGCAGCGGGTTATCTGGCGTCGGGCTGTGCGTGATCTCTACGGCTGGCTGCTGCCACTCGATCGCGCCTGGTGGTTTCGTGGCCCCGGGTTTCGGGGCGACTGGCGAGACCTCGGGCGCGGGTGCCGGGGCCATGCGCGCGATTGGGTCCCCGACCGGGACGATGACGGGTTTTGTCCGGTCGGACCCGGGGCCTGCGGGGTTCCAGACGGGCGCGGTAACGGGGATATCGATCCCTGGCGGGATCGTGGGCGGGATTTTTCCGGACAGCATATTGATAGCCGTTTCCTCGTCGATTGGCCGGCCCTCTGGCTGCGTATCTGGCAGCGAACATTTCCCGGTGGGGGAATAGTTCTCGCCGCAACGGTAGGTCTGGAAAACGCTGGTCATCAACGAGTCGTGAGACTCGAAAACCCTGTAGCACAACCACTCCACGCCTGACGCCGCCGCCTCTAGCCTGTATTTAGCGTCTGATTCGCCACTCTGCGTCTTAACCGCGTCCTCGCATGCCTCGCCGGCCGACCCGTAGTCCTTACCGGACACGTAGTGACTCTGGTACACCAACTGCCCGGGCAGATAGGGATCGTCCGGCTCCCCGCACCGCAGCAGCAGCCCA